TTTGACATGATTATTGCTAAGGGCTTTAAGTCAGCTCCTGTAGTGATTACAGACAACGACTCATGGGCTGGATTTAACCCAGACAAGATATCGGGATTGGTGGACTAATGACAACAATGGAAGAAGCCTTAGCAGCTCTAGATCCTAGGATTAGAAAGCGTTTATCTAATGGCGTTGGATTTAAGGTAGAGCATGTAAAGACTCCAAGCTTTGGTATGAACCGTGCTTTGATGGGTGGGCTACCACTTGGAAGACAGGTCTTGATTTGGGGCAGCAAGTCAAGTGCCAAGTCATCTCTATGTCTTCAGATGATTGGAGAGGCTCAAAAGGAAGGCAAGCTTTGTGCTTGGATCGATGCCGAAATGTCCTACTCAGAAGAATGGGCAAAATCTATGGGGGTAGATACAGATAACCTCATTGTGTCACAAGCTAGAACAATTAATGAAATGGTAGATGTAGGAACAAGCCTGATGAATGCAGGAGTAGACATAATTGTTGTTGACTCCATCACCTCACTTCTTCCTGCAATTTATTTTGAAAAAGGTACAGATGAGCTGAAGGAACTTGAAAACACCAAGCAAATTGGTGCAGAGTCTAGAGACTTCAGCAACGCATGGAAGATGTTAAATTATGCTAATAACAAGGTTAAGCCAACAATGCTCGTTCTTATTTCGCAGTCTAGAAATAATATTAGTGCTATGTATACTAGTCAGCAGCCATCTGGTGGTCAGGCTACTAAGTTTTATTCCTCGACTGTTGTTAAGCTTTTTTCTTCAGAGTCAGACAATCAGGCAATCAAGGGCAAGATTAAAGTAGGAGATAAGTTAATTGAAGAAAAAGTTGGAAGAAAAGTTCGTTGGGAAATTCAGTTTTCTAAGACTAGCCCTGCTTTCCAATCTGGGGAGTATGACTTCTATTTCCGTGGTGATCGCTTGGGTATTGACTCTATTGGCGATTTGGTGGATACAGCAGAACTAGCAGGCGTCGTAGAACGTACAGGGGCCTGGTATGTGCTTCCAGATGGATCTAAGGTCCAGGGAAGAGATGGATTCGTAAATCGTGTTAGAGAAGACTTAGAACTTCAGGAGTCAATCAAGGAAAAGCTTAATGGCTAAGTACACTGTTTACAGCGGAAAGTTTCCCTGTCACACTTGCAAGGTAGAGGTATCATCGCTTAGGCTTTATCCAGAAACACAAGAAGTGACATGGATGTGTCCAGAAAAACACTTAAGCTCTGTAAAACTAAATGTAAAGAAAAGTAAAAAAGATTATGTCTGAAAAAAGTGAAAGCAAAAGAATTGGTGCAAAGCAGCATAAGAATTCTGGTAGAGGCAATCACAAAGGCGATGCTTCCTGGGAAAGTTTTACCATAGACTTTAAAGAAGTCGGAAAGTCTTTTACTTTGAATAAAGATGTTTGGGCAAAGGCTACTACAGACGCCATTAGAAATGGTAATGATCCAGCTATTGTTGTAGTTTTAGGGGAGTCTGGGATAAAGACCCGTCTAGCCGTCATCGAAATGTCAATTCTTGAACAACTTATTAATGGAGAAAATTAGAAAGAAGAAAATGGAACAAACAACAATAGAATCAATTAACGGTCTAGCCGAAATTGCAGAGTATATGAATGACGAAGAGCTAAACACTGCCTTGACGTTCATCGCTAAGGTAATCCTTAAGCCAGACATCCCCCTAAACGTAGTCACAGTAGAGATTGTTAGGCTGCAGGCAATTGCTGCCAAGATGGCCTTTAAGGCAACCTGGATGGCTAATGTCGATAAAAGCGACAGGGGCAAGAAAAACCTGTACTATACAGCAGCAGAATCAATCAACAACCTAGTGTCCGCCTTGAAATATATTGCCAGATAGTGTATACTATAAGGTATATAGAAAAGAGTTTTTAAAATGACAAAAAGTTTATTGCAACAAGTAATGCTAAAAACAGAAGAAAAGATTATGTCTCGTCCGTCTTTTGTAGACAAAGAGGCTCTAATTGAAAAGATTAAGTCTGGGTATACCGTAAAGCGTGTAGATAAGTTTCAGACTAAGAAAACGTTTGCTCCATCTACAATCGCATATTCTCACGGAGAGTGTCCTAGATATTGGTACCTAGCTTTTGAGGGTGCCATGTTTGAGGATAATGCAGATGCCTATGGCGGTGCAAACATGACTGCTGGGACAAAGTCTCACGAAAGAATCCAGCAGGCTATGGAAGATGCAGGAATTCTAAAGAATTCTGAATTCAAAATTACATACTCAGATCCACCAATCTTTGGGTATGGGGATGTGATCTTAGAGTGGGAAAACGAAGATCTTCTTGGCGAAATTAAAACAATGCCAAATGAAGGCTTTGAGTATCGTAAACTTGCTGGTAAGCCAAAAGCTGGGCACTTGATTCAGCTATTAATTACATGAAGGTACTAAACAAAAGCAAGGCAATCCTTATTTATGAAAACAAGAATAATCACGAACTTTTGATTTTTCCTGTAGAATTAAATGAGTATTCTTATAAGTGGGTAGAGAACGCTTTTGATTGGATGAGAACAGTTAGAAAGGCTTGGGAGAACAAAACCCTGCCTGAGAAAAACTATAGGTCCAATTCAAAAATTTGCAAGACTTGCCCTATTCGGGCAACTTGTGACCTAGCAGGCTCTGGAGAGATTAAGATTAAATCTTTGGAGTCTTTGGATGAAACATTGTCAATGGTGTGATAACGGATTTGAAGCTACAGTTTCTTATCAGATATACTGCTCTGCAGAATGCAGGGATGATGCAACTAAGGAAAAGATTGCTGAAAGGTATCAGCTTTCTAGAATTAGTCGTAGAGCAGGGAAAGTTAGAAAATGCAAGACATGTAACCAGAACTTATCAATTTATAATGATGATCCGATCTGCAGCAAGTGTTTAATAAATCCTACAGAAATATCTAGCGTACTAAAAGACATGAAGAGGTTGTCTAATGGTAAAGATTAGTCTTTTGAGTAATCCAGTCAAAAATATTTGTGCTATCGATGCTAGCACTAACAGTCTTGCATTTGCAATTTTTAGTGGCAAAGAGCTAATCGCTTCTGGAAAAATAAAGTTTAGTGGTATTGACACCTATACTAAGGTAGGAGATGCTGCTAGAAAATCATTTGCATTTTTGAAAAACTTCGACATTGATGCAATCGTTATTGAACACACTGTTTTTATGAATAGTCCAAAAACTGCTGCTGACCTAGCTCTTGTTCAGGGAGGGCTATTGGGGGCAGCAAGGATGGTCGGAGTAAAAAAGTTTGGATCTGTTAGCCCAATAACCTGGCAAAATTATATTGGAAATAAAAAACTAACCACCCCAGAAAAACTTGAAATTGCAGAAGCTAACCCTGGAAAGGCCGCTTCAACTCTAAAGTCAATTGAGCGGGAGCTAAGAAAACAAAAGACAATTAAGTTTGTAAATTCTTACTATGACAAAAACATTTCTGATAATGACGTAGCAGATGCAATTGCAATTGGTCACTACGCAATTAGTAATCTGCAAAAGGTTGGTTTGTAAAAATGGCAACTAAGCTGTATACTAATGAAGCCTGGCTAAAAAAGAGGTACTGGGTAGATAAAAAGACTCCAGAAGAAATTGCAAAAGAGTGCGGAACAAGTCTAGAGACAATCTACGTGTATCTAGCTAAATTTAAACTAAGAAGGTCTAGAAGATGAGCATACAAACAGAAAAAGATATTGAAAGAGTTTCAGATCAAGTAAAGCAGTTACTAATCTCCAAAAACAGGTCTTATGGAGATTCTGCCTTACATCCTTCGAGAATATTTTCAAAAGCTGACAATGTAGAACAGCTACTAGTTCGCATTGATGACAAGCTTTCTCGCATACAGAATGGGCACGACTGGCCAGGGGACAACGAAATTGACGACCTACTAGGATATTTAATCTTATTAAAGATTGCAAAAGAAAGATCTTCTAATGAATAGCAAGAAAGGTGCCCCAGTAAAAGAGACCAAGTTTGACAAGGTCAAAGAGATTTTGGTTAACGGAAGGCTAATCGTTGCTGGCGACATAATTAAAATTCATGGGGAACATGGGTCAAAGTTTAGGTTTAATAGTTTGGTTACAAACAAAGAAACTGGTGCCACCTGGATAGATTGCTTTGAGATGGACAGGGCAGTTGCCTCTGCATGGAGATCGTTCAGACCTGATAGAATTAAACTCATACCAATAAAGAGGAGTAGGAAAAATGTCAACTGAAGATAACCTGATTGAGCATTTGGACCAAGTAAACAAGGTTGTTGAGGAATACCTTAAGGGGAATGACCCAACACAGATATCAAAAGAACTTGCTATGCCAAGACAAAAGGTTGTTGCATATATCACTGAGTGGAGGCAGATGGCCTCAGACAATGCTGCAATTAGGGCAAGGGCTAAAGAGGCTTTAGTAGGAGCAGATACGCACTACAATAAACTAATCACCAAAGCCTATGAAGTTATAGATGATGCCACAACATCAGCAAACCTAAGTGCAAAGACGTCTGCAATTAAGCTAGTCTTAGACATTGAGGCAAAAAGAATTGACATGTTGCAAAAAGCTGGACTACTAGAAAACAAAGAGCTTGCAGAAGAAATGCTAGAGATTGAACGTAAGCAAGAAATCCTAGTTGGAATCTTAAAAGACATTGCATCAGAGTATCCACAAATTCGTGATGAAATTATGAGACGGCTTTCTGCTGTTTCAAAAGAGCGAGAGGTTATAACGGTTGTCAACGATGTTTGATGAGTTCTTGGAGGTTCTTAAAGATAATAACTTTGAAGAAACTCCTGTAGATGCAAAAACATTTGTAGAGGGTGAAGACTTTCTTGGTCAGCCACCGCTTTCCGATGTTCAGTATGACATTGTTGAAGCCATGAGCCAAATTTACAAGCTAGAAGATTTAATAGATTTAATGGGTGCAGAAGAAGGCACAAGGTATTATAAAAAATATACAAAAAATGAAGTTATCCTGCAGCTTGGCAAGGGGTCTGGAAAAGACTTTACGTCTACTGTAGCCTGTTCTTATATTGTCTATAAGCTGCTTTACCTTAAAGATCCAGCAAGATATTTTGGAAAGCCTGCTGGAGATGCGATTGATATTATTAACGTAGCTATTAACGCCCAACAGGCTAAGAACGTTTTCTTCAAGGGCTTTAAATCAAAGATAGAAAGATCTCCATGGTTTGCTGGAAAGTTTTATGCAAAGGCGGAATCGATTGAGTTTGATAAATCAATCACAGTTTATTCTGGACATTCGGAGCGTGAATCTCATGAGGGACTTAACCTTATCCTAGCAGTTCTAGATGAGATTTCTGGTTTTGCTCAAGAGATTGGAACTGGCAATGATCAGGGTAAAACAGCGGATAATATTTATAAAGCTTTTCGTGCCTCTGTAGATTCTCGTTTCCCAGATCTTGGAAAGGTAGCCCTGCTATCCTTCCCACGTTTCCCAGGAGACTTTATATCTCAAAGATATGATTCTGTAATTGCTGAGAAAGATAGCATTCACAAAACACACAAGTTTATTATGAACCCTGACCTGCCAGACGATGCTGATGGAAACTCATTAGAGATTGAATGGGACGAAGACATTATTACTTCCTACAAATATCCAGGGGTATTCGCTCTAAAACGTCCAACCTGGGTAGTAAATCCAACAAGACAGATAGATGACTTTAAGCTAGCTTTTTACACAGACATGGGTGATGCAATGCAAAGATTTGCATGTGTTCCAACTTTTGCCTCTGACGCATTCTTCAAGCAAAGAGATAAGGTTCGTGCCTGCATGACCATTAGAAACCCCATAGACTCTGCTAAAAGATTTGATGAAGCTTTCAAGCCAGACCCAAATAAAAAATATTTTGTTCACGCTGACCTTGCACAGAAGCATGACAAGTGTGCTGTAGCAATTGCTCACGTAGAAAAGTGGGTATCCGTTCAGGTCATGAAAGACTATGAGCAAGTAGTCCCAATGGTAATTGTCGATGCTGTTGTTTACTGGGAGCCAAAGGTTGAAGGACCAGTAAATCTTTCTGAGGTTAAGCAGTGGATTCAGAATTTAAGACGGCAGGGCTTTGATATCGGAATGGTATCATTTGACCGCTGGCAATCATTTGATATACAGAATGAGTTAAAGTCTGTTGGAATGAAAACTGAAACAGTGTCTGTTTCCAAAAAGCATTATGAAGATATGGCCATGCTTATTTACGAAGAAAGATTGGCCATGCCAGCAATTGAACTTTTATTTGAAGAGTTGACAGAACTAAAAATTATGAAAAACAATAGGGTTGATCACCCAAGAAAACTTTCAAAAGACTTAGCTGATGCTGTTTGTGGAGCAATCTTTGGTGCAATATCTCACACCCCAAGAGACCAAAACCTTGAGGTAGAGGTTCATACCTTTAAAGATAGGCCAAAGCAGGTTGACACCCTACCAGACAATGTGATACAATATAAACCCATGCCCAAGGATGTGCAGGAATATTTACAAAGATTTGATTTACTATAAATCAAAAATAAAAATAAGGAGAAAAAATAATGACTTCACTAAAGAAGCCACTAATTGCTATTGCCTCTGCAGTAGCTCTAGTAGGAACTATGCTAGTTGCTGGTCCTGCTAATGCATCAACAGCTACACTTACAGTTGCTGGTTCAGCTCCTGCTACTGCAGGAACTACCGTTGCAGCTGCAATCGCTCTACCAGTCCCTGCTGATAATGACGTAAGCTCTGCTGATGCACTTCGCATTGCACTGTCTAACGTAACTGCTGGAAGCAATGTTGTTGTTACTGCTACCAATGCAAAGATTGTCACAGCTGTTACTTCTGGTTCTACCATTGTAAAGGTCGACTCTGGAGTGTCTACAGCAACAATCCCAACTGGTACTGGAACAACTGCAGATGTTTTTGTTTACACAACTACTACTGCTAACGGAACTGTTTCTGTAACGGCAAACAACAATACAACAACCTATCACGTTAAGGGTAATGCAGGTCCTGCATACAACCTAGCGGTAGTTGCTCCAACAGTTGCAAATCTAAGTGCAGCTGTAGAGATTGTTGCAACAGTTACTGACGTGTTTGGTAATGCTGTAACTAACGCTAGCATTTCTTCTACAGTAATTCGTGGATCAATTGGTGCGTTTTCATACGATGCAACTGACAAGCGTTATGAGGCAACTCTGACTGCTCCTGCAACCGCAGGCACGACCGTAATTGCTAACACAATTACTGCATCTGCTGTAGCAGGTCTTGCAAAGCCAGCAACTGAGGTTATTTCAAACATCTCTGTTGCAGACCTTGCTGGACAGGTTGTTGCTCTT